AAAGGAAAGGCCGTAAAAGAAGTAGAAGAAAACATAGAATCTATGAAACAAGCTGACCGAAACCAAGGTGATGAGCTTGAAGGTTATACATTTGACATAGCCACATCAAACAATATAGAAAATTTAGAAAAGGAGTTTTTTAAAGATCCTGCATTAGCTAACTCTTTACAAAAATTAAAAAAAGAAATTTATAGTAAATATACAAATAAAGAAGTTGCTGATGATATTTATGAAGATGCGTTATTTAAAATAGACATTAAGCTAGAGAAAAACGCTCCAAATACACAAGAAGTTTTTCCTGAAGATGCCATCTTTAAAGATCTTAAAGGGGAAAGAAGAGTACCTAAACAAGAAGGCTCTTTAATGGTTCCACCTGAAATGGAAGGCATGGAATCAGATATGCCTGAAGATACTTATCCTAATATACCGCCTGAAGAGATGGCAGAAGCTGAAGCATCTCAATTACCAGATAGTAAGATGGAAGATAACTACATGGACTTTGTACTTACAGAGTCTTTAGACGATACAGAACAAACTTATTTAATGAATGCTTTAGAAACAGACGAAAAGCTAAGTCAGATTTTTGACAAAGTAATTACGACTGCTTCTGAGTTTTCTGGGGCTGGAGAAGTTGAAGGCCCCGGAACAGGTGTATCAGACTCAATACCTGCACGATTGTCAGATGGAGAGTTTGTATTCACCAAAAAGGCCACCGATCAAGTAGGTGCTGATCAACTTCAAACTATGATGGATGAAGCTGAGAAAGCCTATGATGGCGGTGTAATGAGAAAACCGGCCCGAGAAGGGGGATCGCTACTTTATAAAGGTAAGGATGAAGATCCTTTATCTTATGAAAAGATAGCTCAAGATGAGATCAAGAAAGGTATGCTTAGATCGAATCGCGCCCCTAGTTTGAATCCCGGTTAAATTTAATAAGGCTACCTTGTATTAGACAAGCCCTAATTCTCTAGACGTTTAGAATTGGCAAACCTTGCAAGAAAACAAGCCCCTTAGAAAAGGAACAGAGTAATGTCCGAAACAGAACTAATGGAAGAAGAACAAGAATCTAATCCTTATAATATGAAGAAATCTTGGCATAAGGCTGACGGTAAACGTATGCCTCAAGCAGATGAATTATATTATGAAGAAGATGATCCTAAACCACAGGCCACCCGTAGAAAAAGATCGGCCCCTGATGATGATTCTTCTCCCAATAGCCATAACTATAAAAAAAGATACGATGATCTAAAGCGTCGTTATGATCAGAAATTAGGAGAGTTTAAGCAGAAAGAATTGGGGTTTGAGTCTCAATTACAAGCTAGGCAACCTGAGTATGAAGCACCGAAATCTCAAGAGGAGCTTCAACAATTTAGGGAAACTAATCCTGACCTATACGATACAGTTGAAACTGTAGCGCATGATATTGCAGCTAGTCAGATAAACAATTTACAACCTCGTCTTTCTGCTCTTGAGCAAAGAGAAACTGAGATTGCAATGCGGGAAGCTGAACAGGCTGTAAGAGAAAGACATCCTGATTACGATGATCTTCGTGGTGATCAAGATTTCCATGCATGGGCTGAAGAACAACCAGAGCAGATTCAAGATTGGGTATATCGCAATCCTGATAATGTTGCTTTAGCTTCAAAAGCTATTGATCTTTATAAAATGGAATCTGGTAAAGGGCAAAACTCTAAACAAAGACGTTCAAATCCTAGAGGGCAGTCCTCACGGTCTGCTGCAGATATGGTTTCTACTAAAACAACTAATGTAGAACCTAATCAACAAAAGATTTGGACAGAAACTGAGATATCGAAAATGTCCCTTGATCAGTTTGACAAGTATGAAGCAGATATTCGTCTAGCTATTGATGAGGGAAGAGTTCGTAATATTTAAATTCTTTTCTTAGAGGAAATAAAAAATGGCTTATAATGCTAGTGACGCACTGTTTGAACAAAGTACAGACACCAATGGTAACTTTGGTAATTCTGTATCAGGTCAAACAAACTCGTTTTTCTTACCCAAGGTCTATTCCAAGCAAGTTCTAAACTTCTTCCGTAAATCGTCTGTGGCAGAAGCCATTACGAATACGGACTATGCTGGCGAAATTGCTGGTTTTGGCGATACAGTAAGAATCATCAAAGAACCTACGATTACTGTTTATCAGTATGAAAGGGGAGCAGATGTAACTAAAACGGCTCTTACAGACCAAGAAGTTACATTGATTGTAGATACTGCTAACGCATTTAAGTTTATCGTTGATGACATTGAAACAAATATGTCTCATGTAAACTTTCGTGATGTAGCAACTTCATCTGCAGCTTATGCTCTTCGTGATGCTTTTGATGAAGGTGTAATTGCAGGTATGTTCGCAGGTGTATCAGCTTCTAGCCCTAATCATATATTAGGTGCTGATAATGCTACTGACCTTGCTGCTGGTACTTTTGATGGTACTGGTAATTTGGACATTGGTTTTTCATCCGATGAACATGATCCTATTGATGTCTTAGGTCACATGGCTCGTCTTCTTGATGAGCAAAATGTACCTGAAGAAGGTCGCTGGTTCCTTGCAAGTCCTGACTTCTATGAAGTACTGGCTTCAAGTTCTTCCAAGCTTCTTTCTGTTGACTACAACGCAGGACAAGGATCTATCCGAAATGGATTAGTATCTTCTGGTCTGTTGCGTGGGTTTAATATGTATAAGAGCAACAACATTGCCGCTACTACTAATGCAGCAGGTAAATGTCTTGCAGGACATATTTCATCTACAGCAACCGCTCAGACGATTACTAGTACAGAAGTAATTCGTGATCCTGACAGCTTCGGTGACATTGTACGTGGTCTTCACGTATATGGCGCCAAAGTGTTGCGTGGTGAAGCATTAGTCTCTGCCTTCTATGGCGTAGACTAGTTGTAAACTGAGAGTGGGGGTTACTTAGGTAGCCCCTGCTTTTTAAAAGGATTAGTAATGCCTCAATTAGGTAGTGAAGAAAAACCTTTCATGGTTCATCCTAAAGGAATCGTAAGCAAAGAAAGTCGTTTTAAAAAAGGATTTAATAAAAAAAAGTATAGTGAAAACTATGACCGAATTTTTAATTCAAAATCTAAAAAAACTAAGGCTTAGATTATGAAAAAAATGATGTATGGCGGTAAAGCTAAAATGATGGGTGGCGGTAGAGCCATGTATAACCAAGGAAGTTATATTTCAATTCAGGAAATGGAACGTAAGTGTGGTAGTAAAACTGTCATGCCTAATGCTAAAAGCTCTGAAAGTAAGAAAGAAAAAAGTGAATAATTTAGAGTTATCAATTGGCGTAGAGTATTAGTAATTATGGCTGAAACTTATCTTAATTTATGCAACACCATACTGAGAGAGTTAAACGAGGTATCTTTAACTAGCACTAACTTTGCAAGTGCTATAGGGGTACAAGCTCATGTTAAAGATAGTATAAACAAAGCTTATCTTGATATTGTAAATGAAGAACCTCAGTGGCCTTTCTTAGCTGCAGGGCTTAGTGGTTCCACCGACCCTATGTACGGTAATGTTTATATAGAAACAGTAGCTGGAACAAGATGGTTTTTATTAAAGAGTGATAGCTCTAGTTTAACTACTGATTATGGCTACATTGATTGGGATAACTTTTTATTAACTACTGTAGGTGTCACAGGAGAAACTGCTCCTCACACAGTTAAAAATTTAAGATTTACAACTACTGAAGAATGGAAAGATTATTATAGAGTAGGTCAGAATAAAGATGATGCAGATGCTCAAAATTATGGTGTTCCTGATAGAGTCATTCAAAGTCCTGATCTTAGGAAGGTTGGCTTAAGTCCAATACCTGATAAAGTTTATCGTATTTGGTTTTATGCTTACAATCTACCTACAGAGTTATCAGCACATGGTGATCAAATAGTATTTCCAAATACTTATAAACCTGTTCTTTTATCTAGAGCTAGTTATTACGTTAATCAGTTTAAAGAAAATCCTCAATCAGCAGCTTTTTCACTAGAAGATTATAAAAGAGGACTACGGCTAATGAAATTAAACTTAATGGAATCAGCCCCCGGTTACTTTAAAGATGACAGGATTAGGATAGTCTAATGTCACAACCTTTCGCCTTATCTTGTCGAGGTGGTCTAAATGTAAATTTAAATCAACTTGAAATTATGCGACAGCCGGGATCAGCAACAGAGTTACTTAACTTTGAAGTTGATCCTGATGGTGGATATAGACGAATAAATGGGTTTACTCAATTTGGAGGAGGCTCTACTGCTAAACCTAACTCTGCGAATTCTATTCTTGGAATGTTTGTTTATGCGGATGGATTAATCGTTTGTTCAGGAACAGGTATATTTTTCAGTCAGGATGGTACTAGTTGGTTAGCTTTAAATAAAGCTAGTGTGGCTAGTAGTGGAGATAATCATACTGCTTTTTCAGGTCGTTCTTTAGCTGCTAGGTCAAGTCAAGGTCAATGTACTTTTGCTCTGTTTGAAGGTACATCTGATTATGGTGAAGTATTAATCTGTGATGGCGCTAACAAACCTTTCTTTTTTAAAATGACAGGTACTGGAGGCTTAACGGATAGGACTTTCTTTGCAGGTGAGATAACTGTAAGCGGAACAACAGCCCCCTTAGTAGGGGTTATTCATGAGAATCATTTTGTTGTAGGAGGATCACCTACAGCTAAAAATACTATTTTTTATAGTTCTAACTTCGACCCTGACTCATTTAGTGGTTCAGGTGCAGGAAGCATAGTGCTTACCGATGCAGTTGTAGGTCTAGCTAGTTTTCGTAGTGATCTAATTATATTTTGCCAAAATAGTATATTTAAATTAGTTAATATCAGTGAC